CTCCATCTCTGAGAGCTCACTAGGATTCGATTCTCCAGCTTGAGCTTTCAACTGAGCCAGAGCTTCTTCCAGTCCTTTCTTGACGCCACCGCCTCCCGCGTATTGAACACGACCTCCTTCAGCCTTTGCCTCTTCTTCAGGATCAAATCCGCCACCAGTCTCCTGATAGTACTCCATCATCTCCTTTTGATTCCAATCTCGAGGAAAGAGTACGACATTCTTATCTGGCATGCGAATCTTACGCAGAACCGGCTCATCGGGAATGAAGTCATCAAGAGTCCAAGACGTCTTACCGTCATAACCAGCCATAGTCGCATGATCCTGGAACCACTCCATAGCTCGCTGTTTCTCAGCTGCGCCTAATTTGATGTTTTGCAGCAGTCGGAAAGCACGATCACGATTGGTCTTCTCTTTCAAGCGAGGATTGAAGGTTCTCTCCAATAACATCTCGCCTTCTCTTTGTCCGAACTGACCACCGAGAATTGCCTTCAATGATCGTTGAGCGACTGTCTCGATGGTTTCTTGAACATTTGCACTCTCCGGAAAGAAGACGTCTCGAGCCATCTTCGGCATGAGCCCCATCCAAGGACCGCTGATGTTTAGATCTGGATTCTCGAGTTCGCTAATGGCCAGGTCGAGGTTAGCCATCTGGAATTGAACGTCTTGCTGACCACCTGAAGCCCACTTTTGATATTCTGTCGCCATGACCTGATCAAGCTTCTTGATTGAAGGAAGATTCGTGACAGAAGTAGGTGCTCCAGGAGTAGGCTTACCAAGTTGCGTCAATGCACGTCCTGCAAGATCAGTCTGCTGCTTGCGACGCATCTCTTGTAATTTGAATTCGTTCATCAGCGTGTTCTGATCAACCTCAGTCATCTGCTGCTGAAGAGCCAAAGCATCCTGGTCCTGCTTTCTGCGGAAAAGATTCTCTTTTTCGACTTCAGGTCCGAGAGCTCCCGCGACATTTCCAATGGTCTCACCAAATTGACCCGTTTTGGTAGGAGCACCAAAAGCGGCAGCCGCTGCTAGCCATTTCGCACGAGGATCATACTTCTCAGCTAGAATCCTTTCACGTGCCTGTGATAGAGCAGCCCGTGATTCTTCAGCAGTCTCACGAAATTTCTCGAGAAGCTCCTCCTCAGACGTAAAGTCGTAGGATTGATATTGGTCGAGAATTTCTCGAGCATAGCGCTGAGCTTCGGGAGTTCCTTGGTTCATTACCGCAAAGATACTGGCCAGACCTCCCATTGGATCTGGCTGTTGCTCTTCGGCTTCACCGCCTTCTTGATATCTCTGTTTCATATTAAGTCTGCCCTGGATTGGGATTTGATAGACCACGATAGGTTGAGTAGAGAGAAGCGATCTGAGACAGAGGTGAAGGACCATAAGAACTTGCCGGTCCTACCTCTGTCCGATCTGTTACTGTTGAATGTGGCATTCCGCGAATAATCTCAGACATCCAGTTGATATTCTCACGTGGATAGTTCTGTTGCCGTAAGAAATCTTGGTAAGCAAGATCGAGACTTCCTTGACCCATCTGCTGTTGCGCTGCTCCCACGGCTTCGAGAGAAGCGGCATCTCCTGCTCCGAGTCCTCGTAGTTCAGAACCAATGTCTCCCATCTGAGCGCCAGCTGCCAACTGAAGTTCGCCTGTTTGACCCGCGAGATTGCCGGTCATCTGACCTGCTAGCAATTGACGCTGTTGATCCGCTCCGAAGAGTTCTCCTGCTTGACCATACGCTTGAGACAGAGCGCCGAGCTGCTGTCCTTGTAATCCTTCCGCAACATCTCGAGCGGCTCGAGTTCCAATCTCGGCCATTCGATCACCGCCAAATGAGCCTGAGCCAACGAACATGTCTTGAACGCCTGGAATGACGTTCTCATACAGATTTCGATTAGAGAGTTCTTGTTGACGATTCAATACATTTTGAATGTATGGATCCATGTACTGACCAACTTGCCCAGGGAAGCTTTGAGATCCTCCCTCGATATATGGTTGAGCAGCAGCCAAGGGATTCTGATTTCCTCCAGCTTCAGTCATCCCAGTGGCGTAGTCATAATAAGGTTGATGACTTCCGACATTTTGACGAGTCATGTCAAAGGCTGACATTTGATCAGGAGTGAATCCCGCGATGCGTGGACCGCCATACTCCTGATAAGGCTCAGCAGCAATTACGTTAGCACGACCAATCAATCCTTGAGTGTAGTCAGAAAGCCACTTCGGAATGTTCTCAACCGTCTGTCCATAAGTGTTAACCGCTGCAGGCGGTCTACCCTCGAACAGGAAATCTAGTACGCCACCAGGCATTATCTTTCTCCCAAGTTACGTGCCGCTTCCGCAATTGCAAAAGCAGTTCGTTTGTTCTTTGCTCGGCCACCTCTTGCTCTTCGTTGACGTGGTATCTTTCCGCCGGTCTTCATGTATTCCATCGGCCTCTTAGCATTGTCGCTGAATTGACCTTTAGCTAGACCAGCTCCTTTATGCGACCTTAGTTCTTCGCGCATCTCGTCCAGACGACGAGCGCCTTCATCGTTCGAGCCATCTCCAAGAAGAGCGACTGTCTCAGCGTCCATCACGTACTCGCCATCTGACAGCAACGCTTCAATAGTATCATCACGGCCTGATCCATTTCCTTTGGAATGACCACCTCCCTGCTGATAGCCTCCCATCGCATTGCCTCGAGGTCCATTGTTACGAACTTGTTCTTGAAGTTGTTGCAGCAGCCGAGTAACCACACTTTGAGGATCTTCGATGCCATTCGAGCCGCCCATTCCCAAGATTCCTAATTCTTGCTCTGACCAAGAAGGCGCGTAGTCCGCAATAGGCGTCATTGGAGCAGGAGCTCCGCGACTTCTACGACCACTTCCCCCTCTGTGTCCACCTCCTTGACTACCTGACGTGCCAGGCAGAGGTTGACCCATACCCGAAGGAACCGCAGCACCGAGACTATTGTTGCCGAAGAATTGAGCCTCAGCTTGTTGAGGTGCACCGACTTGGCCATAAGTGTAGTAAGCGTTGGGATCAATAGACGCTCTGTCTCGAGTCCAATCAAATGCTGGCAAAGGATCATTGAATCCAGGAGGTGGCCCTGGAGGTTGAGCATCATAGCCAGAACTTTGACCCATCATTCCATAAGCGGCAGTTCCTAATCCAAGAGCAAGGCCCGGATTCTCTTTGATCCAATCCATTCCTCGACCAAACATGCCTGGCTGAGAACCAGTCATTGCGGCTCCAGAAGTTCCACTCGCGATTGGACTCATATCAATAGGAGTGCCTCCACCTCCAAAGATATCAGGTTGAGAAACAGGACTCATCTCACCTGTGCTGCCGACTCCTAGATCAGGAAGGTCTCCTTGGCCAGGTTTGAAGACAGAAGTTCCAAAATCTTCCAGAGCTGCGTTGATAGGTCTCATCGTTCCTTGAGCCAAAGCGTTACCAAGAGCTCCTTGAGCAAATCCTCCTCCACCGATCTCGCCTCCTACTCCCCCTATTAGAGCATCACCAGCAACTTGAGCCGCCTGACCACTTAGACCAAGCTTTCCTCCAAGCTTACTTCCTACCGAACCAGATAGAGCTGAAACAGCACCCGAGAGAGCTCCCTCTTTCCCTCCTGTAGCCGCTCCCACGCCAGTACGAATCAAAGCATCACCAACAATAGGCGCGGCTTTCGCACCAAGTCCAAGAGCGCTACCTAATGCCGCACCTGCGGCAGGAGCAAAAATGTTCAAGGCAATTGGTGCGATCATACCGAAGAGAGGAGACTTGACAATCTTCTTAACCGCACCTTTGATCTTCTTCCAGATCTTTGACAAGAAGCCATACTCCGGCATTCCAGTATTGGGATTGATTTCCGGTTCACCCCACATACCGGTGAGAGCTTCATATTCTTCAGGAGCAAGATGCAGAATCATATCGTCATCACCTCGACCCATTTGACGAACTTGTTCTGCTGCGGCTAGGCCTCCCTCGTTGTACTCAACGGGGCCACCCATATTGTACAGACGGAGTTTCTTAGTCTTCTCCGATCTTTGGCCACCTGTCATCTCTTCAGCTAAGGCTGACATCAGCATCTCGGTTCCACCAGGAACAGAAGTAACTGATCCCATCATCTGAACCAGATTGTTGACTTCCTCATTATCGTAGTTCATATGTCCACCTTCCGCAAATCCCATCCCAAAACTCCTTTGATTAAGGCCACGTGCGCCACTACCACCGTAGACGAGTTGACCTGGATCATACGGAGCTGTTGGATCAAACTCCGCATCTGATGCTGAGGCTCCCGCTGTAATTGCGGCAGGAACGGCTGTATTCAAAGCGGTCTGTGCTGCACCGCCACCTAGACTTCCAATTGTTCCTGCGCCTGAACCCGCGCTCAAACCTCCAAGCGCATTAGCTCCAGCTCCACCCGCATAGAATGATGCAATAGCTGCCGCTATCTGATGTGACATAGCAGATTGACCAATATCTATTCCCGCATCAGCTGCTGCTTGAAAAGAGCCTTTGCTTGGACCTCCCATCTGATTAAGAATAGGATCATAGTCTTTGCCAGTTACCTTTCCCCACATCTTGGAACTCAGAGGATCAAACGCACCTAAGAATGCTCGCTCAGGATCATCCTTGAGCATGTTGAACATCCTATCCAGATTGAACGACTCGAATTGCTCCATGTCGTCTATCCCAAGTTTGGCCTTGAGTTTGTTAACTCCGACCTTCTCTTTGATCTTCTCTCCATGACCAAAGGGATCATGAACCTTCTTAATGAATGATGATATTCCCATGTTGGTTATCCAAGTAGGTCCACATTTTGATTGAATCGCATGGCCCATTCCATCCAATCGTCAAATTGATATGGATTAGGCGTATTCTGTCCTTCTAGATTCGGAGTCTTAAGAATGTTATTAGCCCAGTCTTGCCATTTCTCCGGATCATCTAATCTTTCTACTTGCACTAACTTGTCGAGATTCAAGGCTGTTCTATCAGTCCATTCAATCACGGTCATTCCTCGTGGATCTATGTTCATGACTCAACTCTTCCGTCCGCTGGTCCAATATGAGCTAGAGGTTCGCCCATCTCGTAGTTTCCACCAGTCACATTAGAATCAAACCGGAAACTCATCAAACGGAATAACTCGCGAGTCTTTACAGTCTCTTCTGTTGGTACTGAAGCAGTATCAGGAAAGGTGAATGTTGCACCATCCAGCTGAGGAGCTCGTGCATTTGCTCGACCTCGAACCCGGCACGTCATATTGCCGGCCTGAACAAAGTCTGGTTCAATTCTTTCAACGTGTAAAGACTTGTTCTGCGCCTGTTCGGTAGTCAGCATGGAAATCTCGTTAGTCTCAAAGTGGGATGGAATTGGTTGCACGTTAGCCATGTCAATTCTATCCGTTCCTGTCTCGTGTTGCCATATAGTGTAACCGGGCACGGCTGAGAGCTGATTCCCTATGAGGAAGGGCTTACTATAGACTTTGGCATAGATACCAGCAGTCCTTCCTCCATCAGGAAGCTCAGTGTCGTACCACGATTGCTCAGCGACATTGTAGATGATCGCATGAGTACATTCCGTTGCATTGCCTCTTGGATAGCACCACCAGATTTCACCGAAGCGAGGAACCTTGAATGCAAAGACTTTCTGTCGCTCCGTAAAGTTCAGATTGTCGAAGAACCAGTTGATGTTGAAGATGTTCGGAATATCTCTCACGACGCCATTGAACATCAACATGCGATCATTGCCAAGCCAATAATAGATTCCATCGTACTCAATGACGCACTGAGAGGACAAGATAGACGTGTCAGACGTTATTGTATCGAAGGCCCAAACAGGACCGCCTCCAACGAACGTGGCACGAATTAGCGAGTCTAGCGACCAGAATAGCCCAGCAGGCCCTGCACCGGCTCCGCGTAATGGTAACCCTCTTATGATTTTCTGCTGAGTGATGAAAGCATCAGTGACAGTGGTGATGTCATTGACTCCGCTAAATCCAATTCGGCCATCACTTCCAAAAGAGAACAGATAAGGACCAAGCGCGACAATACCTCCACTCACAGCCCGAGGAGCGGCTGCAACCAGTGGAGTTCCCAACGTCACATCCGCAAAGTAATAGGGTGTGGCAACTGAGCTGTCGATGTTTGACAGGTTCTGACCAGGATGAGCAATCAGATAATTGGCGACACCTACCACGTCATAGAAGACTTCAAATTGCCAGAGATTGTCGATGTTGGGAATGAAGCCGCCTGGAGTTCTATCAGCATTACTATTGAGATTGCCGTTATTGTTGACAGTATATTGTTGAATTCCCGACTGCTGTCCAAGATGCAGGTACTGCAAGCCATCAGTTGAGTAAGAAGAAATTCCTCTCGCTACTTCTGGCACCGCATTTGTGATGGACTGGTATCCTCCAATCTTTCGTGGTCGGCCACGTTGGAATCTACACCATTGACCATCGACATAATTATCTCCCTCAAGCTTCGTTCCATCACGCTTGATGCCGGGAGCGGAAAGTATTTTGATTGGTTGCATCTTAAGAGTCCGTTATCCGGTATGACATGGACCACCCAGCCCCAACACCTTTAACGCCTGAAGTAGTCCAGAAGTTTCCATAATCTGGTGGCGTCGCTGCATTAGGTGCGAAGAAACTCAGCGTACCTGCAGATGAGAGCGTGCATTGTGCCAAGACGATTGACGCAGCATTGTCTATGCAAGGGCCGCTTCCATATCGAGTTGAAGCAGGACGTAAGCCCACGGGCCAATCGGCTCCAGTCCCTAGAGTATTTGCATTGGAGTTACCAAAATTCGCTATCGGCATCGTGATGTGCACGAGATTACCAATGCGAATGTATTGAATGGTAACTGTATTGGGCCCTGTGAATCCAACATCGAAGTCAATAACAAACGAGCCTTCTTCACAGATTGGAAGAGCTAACCCTACATCATTTTGATAGACGAGGTGTCCAGCCGTGTTATAGAGCTGCAGATAAGTACCGATATTTGGCTGAGGACCACCTCCATTGATGAAGTAGAAACTCTCCTGAGTACGGATCGACTCATTGAAATTGTAGTAGCCAATGGCACCAGCAAGAGCCCCAAAGGTCACATTGCCAGCGAAGATAGAGACCTGCATATTGTTGCCACCGCCATCACGCCATTGCACTCCAGCATCGTGGAAAGTGGTTTGACTAGTAGTCAATCGACCAATTGAATCAATTGAGATGTTCGGTGGAACTACCCAGGCGCTTCCGCTTGCTCTCAATACTCCGTTGCTAGTTGTAGGAGCATCAATTGGAATCGTGATAGTCTTCGTGGCTCCAGCTCCAGCCGCAGTGACCGCACCACCGATGAAGTTCAACGTACTTGCTGCAGTGACCAATGGGACGCCTTCCTCTTGAATGAGAAGACCAGGGAAGACTATTCCGATTGGAGTTTGAACTGTGATTCCTGCGCTATCGTCATAAACTGCCAGAGTGTCAGCTACCGGATCAATGGTAAGTTCAACAAACAGATTGCTAACGTCCAATGCAAAGCTTCTGTCTGCGGATAAGTCCCCTCCTCCAGATAAGCCGCTGAGAGCAAGAGTATTGAGAAGACGAGCCGAAGCAGCTGCTCCCAGATTGAGAAGAGCATTAGGAGCTGTGACCGCACCCGTGCCGCCTTGTGCGATACTGACCGGGAAGCCAATCGTGTTTGACTCCGCTAGCAGAACATCCGTGCTATCGCAATAGGTAATGTTTCGAGCACCTTGAGCAATCTGAACGGGTGTCACCTGAGCCACTGTCTTTACGAACAAAGAAAAAGCTCCGGTGGTTTCATTGTCGACCCAATACTGTTGAATTGTATTTGGGACGATGATGTTCCTATTCCCGGTGAGAGCACCGATGAAACGATAGGAAATCCTATTCAACTGAACACCGGAGAGAGTAAAGTCACCCGAGCCGGCGACATTTATTTCCACGAAGTCGAAGAAGCCAGCAGTTGACTGACCAAGACCGACTGTAAACCAATTCACTCCATCTGTCACGACAGTTGCTGACTGGCCTGGCGCTAGAATCAAAGTAACTGCATCATCAATTGTACCGGCGGCAGGAGTAAGCGCCAAGTCACCAGAGCCACCATTACGAACCATTGCGAACCAGTCAGACCCGACTACTCCAACTAGAGGAAGATTCAAGACACCAAGACCGCCTGTCCATATCGTCAGCTGAGCGCGGTTAGAATCAGTCCACGTGACTGGAGTCGCTGCAGTCGATGTCGGCGCCATCCGCTGGTTCAACGTCAGTCCGATGGCCTTAAGACCGGCTCCTGCGAGCGCTGAGGCGACCGCTACCGACACAGATGCGCCTAGCTGGAAGATTCTCCAGGTGCCATCTTCCGTGCTGTTATCGGTCAAATAAGCCACCCACGCGCTACCAGGAACGATAGAGAGGATAGTACCGCCTAGCGCGTCTCGAATCGTAATGGGATTGCCTCCAACGTTGTTGAAGACTGATTGAACTCCATTCGACACTTGCCGAGCATCAGGAATATCTACGTTCAATCCCGGAGCAGTAGCATCGAGATCCATAATGGAAGATACAACATTTCCACCCACGGCTTGCTCGATAGGCCATTGCAGCTGTTGATCTACGGAGAAAGTCAGCGACAAATAACTCTGCCCAGCCGGGTAGATTGTCTCTCCTCCGAATATATCTGTGTATGACATGATTAAGCTTCCTGTCTCGTGGTCGTTCTGTCAATGATCTTCTGAAGATCTTCACCATCCAACTTCTGAAGGTCCTCGGTGTAATTCTGTTGCCAGACAGGAATGCGTTCATCAGCTTTCAAGAATCGAACACATTGCAAGAGGCAGCCATGAAGTAGCGCATTTGGCGCATAATCTGTTAGCCAGTTAGTTTGATTCACAGCGTCAAGCAAAGCTGGCAATTCGTAGTACAGAACTTCAAACGGGTAGGCCGCATCTGGAGTTGGTGCGATCAGCCAATTGGAATAGTTGTAGTCTGCGTAGAACTGCGGCACATCTTGAATGGCCGAGTCTGGCGCGTACATTCTGCAATACTCGTAAGAGCGAGGGAAGACAGGAGTTCTAACCTGAGCAACTCCTACTCCAAAGTTGATGCTAATCGTCTCACGCCAGCGATCAGGCTTTGCATACACGGATGTACCCGCAGCCATCACGCTGGTTACAACGTTGATGAACCCTTGAATCTTGATGGAGCGAGCAATGTCTCGTTCAGCGAGATTGATCAAACGAGGCAATTGCTCGAACACAGTTGTGTCCACTACCGTGCCACGCTCAAGATACTGGCGCAGATCTACCAGTAGAGAAGTGAATGTCATTGCAGTGGCCATGCTCTGTGCTCCTACTCAGTCGGCTCATTTGGTGGTTCTGGTTCTTCTGTGACGTCCGGTTCTGGCTCAGGATCAGGTTCCAAAGGATTCCCACCTCGATCTACCGGGACTGGCTCAGCCGCTTCTGCTGCCGCGTCCTGAATAACGTCATGAGCTGCATCACTGCGAGCCTTGAGCGTTGCCCATTCCTCAGGAGTGGGATTGCGTTTCTCGTCGGCCATTCGCTGAATGATCTCTGCAAACGCCTTCAATTCCTCATGAGCCTCATCTCCACGACCGAGTAACTCAGTAAGAATTCCCAGAATGTTAGCCGCATCTTTCATCCTCTTTCCATTGCCACCTTGAACATTGGGATTGAGCATGACCGAGGACAACCCCTGAAGAGCAGCCATAATCAGTGATATAACATTCATTCGTTTGCTCCTCTGACCGCTGCGACCAGATTATTGATTAGAGGCAAAGCCTGTTCCACCCAGCCATTCAACTCCTTAGTAGCTGCGATGAATCGTGTTTCACCAGTTCCTGAGGCCTCATACTCTTCGCGGATCTCCGTGAACTTCAGAGTCGCATCAAGTAATGAGTCCGCTATTGGTTTTGCTCGTCTATCCGCATCGCCTATCGCCACCACCGTACTTCGAGGAAGCTGACCACTGGAAACCAGCTTAGCGGCTTGCTCTTCAAAGATCACGAAAGTTCCGTAGGTAGCATAGGCCTTTTGCTCAGCAGTCTCAGCTCGAGTAATTGGATTGCTCGCAGTACACGCCTGCAAAGCAAACATAATCACCAGAAGGTAGAACGCCTGATATTGTTTTAATTGTGTCACAGTAAAGCTCCTCCGTCTCCATTCTTAGTTACTTTGTTGACCAATCTTCGCGTGGAGATTGCTTGATAGTCTTTCAGGAAGGCGACAAAAGCACCTCCACAGATAGATACCCACGCCGACTGTTTGATTACTGCAAACGTCAAGTCGGGGTTCTCCATGAACAACGTAGTGATGTTGCTCATGAAAAGGACGAGGGCCGCAATCAGCGCTCCGATGATGGTGTTGAGATTCTCTTTCATGATACTGCTCCTGTTCCGCATTTGGATCTAATGGTCAAACGATGTGTCTCAGAGCGGCCTAACTGAGATTGAATGATTCTCATGGCCTCCCCACTACTTGCAACTGCACGTTCAATCTGTCCGGTTTTCTTGTTCATCATCAAGGCTCTCTTCGTACCCGGTCCAATACAGCCAACCACGTTAGTCACAAAATTTGCGATGTGTAGAAGCACTAAGTACCGTCCTTCTCCGTTGAGTCGATCATCCTTCTCTTTGTAGACCCCAAGATCGGGGTTGGAGAGGATATAGACTTCATGACCATTCGTTGCTCTGATCCAGGGCTCAAGAATATATCTTCCGTCTGGGACGCAAGACGCGAAAGGTCTACCACCTGGAACACTATGAGCAATCCAAGGGCGTTCAATAGTGCATAGAGAATGATCGCCAATACTAAGATCACCTTCAGTCTCCGTTGTGGCATAGCTATACCTGTAGATGAAAAGATCCATGCTTATTCTTCAGAAGTGACTCCGGTTTCGCTTCCTTCGCTTCCCTCCCCACCGCTTGGCTTTGGAGCCGCGAGCGGGGCCTGAGGGTTTCCCAATACGGCCTGACCAGCGGCCAATGCATTAAGAATACCCATGATGATAGTCAGATCACCGGACAACGCCATGCTGGGTGGAATGTTGACCTTCGTATCATCACTCAACAGTTTGATGGCTGACGCGCATGCTTTCTGCACCTGCTCGGGTGTGATATTGATCTGTTGCTGTTTTGGCTCGTTCATTTTACCTTTCCTTTTTTTAGTTATGATGGTGGGTTTAACTAATTTGCAATACTGAAGCCTGTAAAGCCGCTGTTGCCTCGACTCGTCCATCAGCACCAGTATCCGCATTCTTTGCTGCTCTGACTGAATGTGTACCTGTGGTAGCTCCCATTCGGAGACATCCTACGATAGTGATATAGGTTCCATTGGGAGTAGCCGTTCCATCTGTGGGTATGAGAACAATGTTCGTTATGACCTCACCTACGGCTGAATCAAGAGCGAATGTTCCTGAGCCTCCTCCACCAACATAGGTCAGAATTCCTTTGAAGACTGCGTTTGTATCAATGACCATTTCGATATTCATGTCATCCGCTGCTGGAGACGTCACCTCAAAGGCCGCATTGATCATGTAATTCTGATTGATCTTCGGAGAGAAAGTCAAAGCTTCCACGAACCCAACACCAGTCACGAGAATGGCGGCAGTATTCATGTCAGTCAGATTGACAGTGGCTATTTCAAAGTCGTTGCCATTGTCGTTTGTGAACATGAGGCTGTTTGAGAAGGCATCCGTTCTAGTCCAAATCTGACCAGCACCTACAACATCCACATCAGCTGTCGCTTGTTCACGTTGAAAGAAGACACCCGCATCAGTCAGGTTGAAACCATCTCCATCTATATCAGAGGTCCATGGAGTCTGACTACCTCCACCGGCGTTGAGAACGAAGTCTGTACCAACGTCATTAGTAAACATTGGAACATTAGGAGCATCATCACGAACCCAAAATTGACCGACTCCTGCGACAAAAGCATTAGCTACGGTTCGCTCATTCATCTCCAGCAGTGCGGCACCGGAAATCCTCACTGCCGCCGGAGCTGTTGTATCAACTACCAACAGACTATTGGAGATGTCCACTATACCGTTGCGACTCCATGTCTGCAGGAATGAACCAGCCTGATCCGTCAACCTAAGGGCGTGATCAGGGTCTGCGCCTGTGAAGTCGAGGTCAAGGTCAAAGCCGACGTTGATGCCAGCATTAGCATTCACCTCCATCAACGAGTAGCCTGTTTGATTCGTTGAGAATCTCATGGCAGGAGCAGCAACGTTGACGGTGATGGCTACTGCAGGACGACCAGACCCAGGAGCAGCATCGTGCGTGAGTGTTATTCCTTTCTCTAGGTCGTTGTAAGTGAAGTTGCTCTCGCCACCAAAAACACCACCGTTGTTATACTGAATGTTTGAATCGGCTCCTGCCGGGACTGCTGCAACTGTGACGAAACTCAGTTGGCCGGCACCGTCTGTCCGAAGAACTTGACCCACCGTTCCATCGGCAATAGGAAAAGAATAAGCTCCAAACATGTTGATTGTCAGACCGTCGATCTGAGTATCAAGTACTGGATCACCGACTGTGAATACTTCCGTGGAATTATCCGGGGTGTTCCAGGTGAACAGAACCATATTGTAGACATTCGCTAGAGCAGATCCGAAGGTTGCAGGAGGAATCCAACGAAGTTCAGCACCTACCGTATCCGTCGCAACAACTCCTGAGAGATCTGTGATCGGAACCATTTGCTTGCCAGTCAGTTCGACTGTCGCATTCTCAACGATGGCCTGCGGAGATGAAGCACTAAACCCGGAGAGAGTCGTGAATCCTCCCGCGTTGATATTCGCTCTAGCATAAGTCGTACCTGACAAAGTGTTGGCTATCCATTGGTTTCTAACAAACGCCAGAATGCCCCAGTCACTAGAGCTATTAGCCACGATGCTATCTGTAAGCAGTGAGAACTCTGCTGCGCCGGGAGGAGACGTAGGACCTGCAGCAGATGTGATGCTGTATTGTGCGAAGCGATTCAATCGAATTGCGATGATCGAGCTGGTGAAGATTCGAGCAGTATTAGTTGATGCTGCCACAGCTCTTGCGGCTGTTTGGAATGTAGTAGCAGCGATTCCCTGTAGAACCACTGAGAACGAAACACTCTTGATGTCTTGTAGGTCTGCGAACTGATGAATGACATACGTTGAATTGACAGCTCCATCGAAAAGTCCAAACTCAATCCGAGCTGCTGCCACATTTGGCTGATCGCATTGAAAGGCACCGAAGAGCAGCCAATCACTAACTCCATCGCCAATCGTAATGGTTGGAGAGAGATTGGACCAACCCGCATCCGTCACCGTGACGAAGGGAGCTAAGAGACTTCGAAAGAAGTCCACATTCTCTGTACCAAATTGCGTCATGTTGATAGCAATCAGAGCTGCGTTGTTCACGTAGTGAGTCGCTGTGGCTCCTGCAGAATGCTCAAGTTGAATCTGAGCATCAAAAGCTGTTGAGTACGTGATCATAGTCACGCCACAGAACCACTGACCTGTAGCCGAACCTGGAACCGCTGATGGAGGTTCTATGTCATCTCGACAGTTGCCGTAAGGAACACCTGTTCCAGTCGCAATAGCTATATCGGCTCCGTGAATGTTCTGACCACCAGTGTTTCCCTGATGATGTTGTGCAACAGCCAGGATGAGGTAGACATCGCCATTATTCAAGAGTGGCAATACTGCACCAGTGACAGTAACTTCCACGTTGCTAGTCGTGCTTACTTCAGCTACCACTTGCACAGAAGGATGATCAATTGTGACTGAGGGAGTTCCCGCTACAGCAATCTCCGCTACTCGGCGTGACGTGACTGAGGCATCTATCATGTTCAGTGCGTAGCCTGCTCCTAACTGAAGAGCAAAAGCGGCAGTATCAAAGATCAGATTGCCAGCAGTGTCTTCCCAGTTCGCACCATCAACATTGAAGAGCAAATCATATTGGGCTTGTCCGGTCAGATCAACATCAGATAATCCAGCGAGAGAACCTCCCACTCCAGGAGGAACTGTATAGCCACCCGATTGATTGAGAAACGCTGTAGCCGGTCCTGCATTGCTTAGCGTTACACCATTGACGTCTCCGGTGATGTTGCCTGAGACATTGGCTAGAACTGGGTCATCTAAGTTGACGATAGGATTGGCTGGATCTGTGGCATCCACTGTGATATTGGATCCACCGACGACACTGTCTACTTGTCCTCCAGGAACAGCAGTAGAACTAATAGTGACGTCAAGACCAGGACCTCCATCCACTATGCTGATCCCTACGCCAGCCGTTAAGATCCTCTCATTCGGCAAATCTACGTTAGCCGAGAGTGTCACAAAATCTGCTTGAAGTCCAAGAGGCTGTTGTAGTTCGTTGGATGTGACTTTATAGCTCAATCCGTTCTGTGTGATCTCAAGTAATTCAGCGCCAGTCAGAGGAAGAATGGCTGGTGGCAGATCTGATATTCTTACATTAGGCATGTCATAGTCCTAGATTACGCTGTTCAAATAAGGGTCTTCCATGACTCGAATTCGACCATCTTCAGTGATTCGAGGGTTCACAGAACCCAATGCAACTCTCACGCCAAACAATCCAAAGGCTGGAGAGACCGCTCCTACTTGCAAATCGTTCAATGGAATGTCTGGACGAACAAATCTCAGAGTAATGTTCTCAGTTTTGCGTGCCGGCAGACGATAGGGATCATAATTGTCCAAATCTTCACGACAAACTCTTAGACCAGGAGTGTTTGGATCCGAGAAAAGCTCTGTTAGAGAGAATTTCCGACTGCAACGGTCACAGATTCCAATTCCGAAAGTCTTTAAGCCAGTAGTATCGAGGAAAATAGGCATGATTAGGCCGTATAGGGTCTTATGTTGACACGAAGATAGATATCAGAGCCATCATCCTCTCCATCCCACGCTCTTTTGAGTTCCCAAGCCGCGTCTTGTTCGATGATAGGGATCAAATTCTTGTCGGCCTCCTTCACTTCCTTCACCAAGTGCTTCGCCAACTGCAGAACAATGGCCAAATACCAGCGTTGAGGGAACTCCAGCTCTTGCTGCATCGTTCCAACGTCCTGGATTTGACGATGAAGAAAGCCGGTGATCTGAGCAAACGTGAATTGAATGTCAGGATTCGGCCACATCGTGATCTCTGGCTGAGTGCGCGTCTTGTTGTACCAGAATTGCGTGGGCCTTCCCGTCCTCGTCTTGTTAGGCAAGTTGCTAAAGTCCGTTCGATTGAGCTTATAGAAAGGAATTTCTTGCGGAGTGTTCTGGAAGACCAGCTCTCTTACGTTGAGAATCGTCACACCATTAGCTTGAAGACGCCAATGAGTATGATTGGTCACGCCTTCGACATCTGCCCAGAACCATTCTCCATCGACAACATCCAATGCAGGACGAGTGAAGATGTCCGTCCACGTGATTCCGTCATCGGAGAATTGGAATGTGATGTCCCACGTGCCTGAAGCATTCGGCAAGAACCCGAAGATAGAAGCAAATGTCGGTGACGTGAACTGCGTTTGAATCCAACCTCCCGCTATCGTCTGAACACAGGCGGTGTCGATGTCAGCATCAAAGGCGAAATCGGCATTGCCTTCACTTGCAGTATTGGTCTCCGAGATTCGTTGAGCAGTTCTCAGGTTGACGTTAAAGACATCAATCGTTCCCAGAGGAGTAGGAGCAACCGGAGTGCGGAAGTAAATGGGCAGAAGGATCCTTTCAATGGTCCACAGTGGAATGCCTCGATTGCCGAGCGCCGACATTTCGAGGTAGAGCAGATCAAGAGCCGTATCAATATGCTCGCTGACTATCTGTTGAGAGATAATTCCACAACGACGAAAGGCATGATCAATCACCTTCCTCGTATCGAAGACCGTGGTTCCAGTTGTTCCTGAGGTTGCCATTTAGCAGCTCCTACCACCCTTGCCAAACATGGGAGTTGAATTGTGAGTTGGCTTTCCACCTTTCTTCATTCCATGACCGCGAGGCTTTGGCGTCTTCTCATGCTTCTGAATAGCTTTACCAATCAGCTTGGTGTCTTCCTTTTCATCGGTGTTCTTAGCTGCCGCCTTGCCACCCTTCTTGTACCGAGGACGAAGCTTGGGAGTTCCACCCGCTTCTTTATCCTGCTCCGTGATACCCGTTCGAGCCGGTTGAACACCGTGATCCATCGAGTCCATACTGGAGGTCTGCATCTTTCCCATAACCTTACCGCCTTTGGCGAAGCCCATCTTAGCACCATGCGCATACATGTCGCTATGAAGATCGCCCATTTTCTTGAAGCCTTTCATTTCATTCTCCTATGGTGCATCGCCAAGGCTTTGCAGTTCATCAATAACTCGTTGCTTGTAAGCACGAAGTTCGCTAATACCAATGTTGATCGAGTCTTTCACCTGACGTTCTGTCTCTCCATCTCTGACCACGATCAAGCGATCAATGTTCGCGTCAGCCGTATCTCTCTCTTCTCGTAGATCCTGCTTCCGTACTGAGAAGTTGATAGGCTCGGAACTAACCAGGCCGTTGATTGAAGACTGCAATGCAGTGAAGAGAGCCATTGAAGTAAGCTTACCCTCATTAACAATCTCATTGCGAAAAGCTACCCACGCCGCAGTGTTGATCACGCCAATAGACTCATAGACTACCTGAAGTTCATCGAGCCATGCTTTAGCCTCTGCGTTGTTCACGTTGATGGTGGCGACTGTTCGCACAGCATCTTGCGCCACTCCCTGACTGATTGTGGGATCTGCGATGACAGCGTCAATTACTGCTTCGAAGACATCTGTATTTGTTGTCACGGTGTTCTCCTATAGCTCGTTTGTGGAGTTAATATCTGCGACTCCGGTTACTATATTTGCGGGAGTTGATATCTGCCTAATCTGTACATCTACAATAAACGAGTTGGTTGAAAAGGCCGGGACTCCATTAAAACTTGACATTGACAAAATCTGATTGCAGGGAAGCCACTGATTAAAGCCCGTCCAACCCGTCCATACTTCCGGTTGCATGCTGGCAACATTGAGAGGCACGAGTTGCGCCTCAAATTGGGCAGCGGATGCTCCCCCATCATCAATCCAGTTTGTGCCGAGGTTGATATCAGTCCAAAAGATGGTGAGATTGGTCGGCTCAGCGAGGTACTGATAAAATCCACCAGGTATTAAGCGGATACCAATGATGGATTCGTTAGTGCCAAATGACTGTACTGATTGAAACGTATTGGCAGCAAGTGCAATGTTGCCCGGAGGGATAGGAGGCGTAAGTACTGACGCCAAGTCAGTATTGATCTGCCCAGTCCATACTGCGAAGTCTGTGGATGCTGGATCAATGGCCCCAGCAGTCGGATTGATCATCACAAAGCGTATTGAGTCTGCTGTCACCACGGTTGCTTGCACCACCATGTCATCAAACGAAGAAGCATCTGTCAATGGAACCAGTCTCACAGATGTCCCAAGGGGAGCCGCACCGGCAGCTACTGGAACATCAATCAGCGCCGAACCATTAGAAGGCACACTCGGAAAGTCCAGCGTAGTTGTATAGACCCGAATGTTTCTGTAAAGCGTGTCTAGCCTAATCATGCGCCTGTTCCTGAAAGTAATCGCCAGCGTGCCGTTGTCGCGTCATAGCGTATCAATACGGTTTCATCTACGCCAAGAATGTAAGTCGCACCAGTCGGGCTTATGATTCTGTTAGCCGCTGCTGATGCAATATCTTGATGTGTGATGTTGATGGCATTGGCGCTGACGTTAGTCAACTCAAACGAATCACCGTCTTGAATTACAGTCGTGACGATGCCTGTTAGTACGGAGGTGACCACGTTGCCGCTGATACGAGCCCAGTGTCTCATGTTGGCACTGACTGCGTTTGTTAACAGTCCAGTCCAATCGTTGTTGTTACCTGCGGCTAATGCTGCCGGATTGATAGGAGGATACTCCATCGCTCCTTGAACACGAACACGACCACCGCT